CATTGTATTTTTTATTATCGTTAAGAATCTTATATAAATCCTTATTTGCAGCATCATAAATTAAACCAGAATCCGCTAGAACTCTAGTTCGATAAGCATAGAACAGTTGGTTCACATTTGTCCCTAGGTTAAATCTTTCGTTAATTCCTAGTCCTAATTTTAGTTTTAACATATCTGTTGAATTAGTAGTAAACAACTATTCCTAAATCTACATCAGTTCCGGTTTCATAAACCTGACTTACTTGTGCAACTGAAATTTGTCCAGCTTCGAACGTTCTTGTTCTGATATCGCCTTTTACCGTTACATACTTAATCGTTCCGGCAACTGTTGGCTGAATCCATCCTTCTTGTGGAAGTTTTTCTGTGTCCGACAAAACAGCATCGTATTCACCAAGTACAATTCCTAATTGATTTTCCATGATTTTAAATTTAAGAGTTATTTTTTACTTTTCAATAAACGTGCAGTTCTGTCACGATTCGATTCATTACATCTGTAAGTCACTTGTTCCTTGGTCAATCCTTCCTTTGCGCAAACAGTTTCCATTCCATAAACCCTGACAAGGTTTTTCCACTGTCTTCTGTTCCGGCTTTGATCCTTGCCAAACTGTGCTTCAAATTTCTTTTGAGTGGCAAGCAACAATTTAGGATTTTCAAGTAAACCGTCTTGAATCTTCGTGAGTGCCTTTTTGTGCCTTCTGGTTCGAAGATATAACTTGATCCTTGGTATTAGTGTAGAGTTCATGCTTTTTAGTGTTTATGGTTATGGTTGTAAATCTGTTCTAGCTTGGCCTTGACTTCCTTGACCATTGGTTGAGCCGGTTTAACTGGCTTGGTTAAGGGTGGAATAGGTGCTGGTGCTGGTGGTGCAACTGGTATGCCTGTTTGTTCGGTGAAATAGTCAGCATCCATCGTAAGACCGGCCTTTTTCATTTCAACGGCCTGAGTGATCACAGCATTGTTGGTTTCCATGATCTCAGCATCGTTTTTAAGCACTGCCTTTATTTCAGGTGGAATATTGAAACCTAACGCCCTCATTTTTACGAACAGGTCATTGTTGACAATATTTGAAATGAATGATCCGTCTTTTGTCTGTTTGTCTTCCAATGCTCTTTCAGCCGGACTTTTCTCATTTGAGTTACCCAACTTACCGGTAATAGAATCTAAAGCATCTGCGTGTCCAAGGATGATCTTGCTGATAATCTTGTGCAGTCTGGTTTCAAAGTTATCATACGATTGGAAACCTGTTCCACCCAAGGCAGATTCAAGGAACTCAATTTCGTCTTCAGGATCAATCAAGGCATAACCGGCTGAACCCATCTGCTGCAAAGCTGCTTCAAAGTTATCCCTTTCAATTCCTTCGTTCTTGGTTGTTTTACCTACCCTGTAAGGTTGAGCAAACAGTTCTACAAAGTCACCATTGAATCCCAACAGGTTGCGTAGGAATATTTCATACAGTGCCACCTTGTAAAGAAATCCATAACCACACTTCGATGCACCAATTTCATTGTAAGTGGGAACATACACGTGCCAGTTCGTATAAGGTTCTTCCATGAATTTTGCACCTGAGATTGAGTAGGTGAAATTCGCAACGTTCAGTCTATCCGGTGAAACATTCCATCTTTTGATAATGTCAACTTCAGGAAATTCATCGGCAATAATGTCACCCAAGGAAATCAGTGAATATCCAAACGGCAAAGCATCCATTCCGAAATTCAGGAACTTGTTGAACCAGTGTTTATTCTGGCTTCTGCCATTGACAGTTTCAAGGAATATTTCAGATACCTTTTCGTCAACGTCACCGTTCTTATTGACAAACTCCCATTTTCGCAACAAGGTTAAGTCTTTCCTTCGATCCCAACAGGCCGATACATGACCGTTGTTCACAGTGTCGATGAAGATTTTCTGCATTTTCACTCTATGCGGATACCAGACGTTTTCAGCTTCACTTATCGCTGCTCTCCATGTTCCTACATCGGTTCTTGTACGTTGCAATTGTACAGGAGCAATATAACCGGAAAGGTTCTTCTTGACCTGTTCCGGTTTCATGTTATTCCTTGCAAACGGATTGTTAGCCGTTAGCCATTCTGAGATTGAGTTTGCCATTTCAATAACTATTAATGTTTTTTTGATTGCCACCGAACCTGATCCTTCGTCCTGATATTGGCTGGATTACCGGTAAATTAGGATTAATGTCTTCACCGATTGTAACCGATTGAAGCCAACCTAAAGCTGAATAAATTGGATAGAGAATCCTATGTTCTAACGATATTCTGTCAGCCGGATCACCCATGTAGCGATTGACACGTAATTCAGGAATGTTTCTTGGACTGACCCTTGCATGAACATGGTACAAAGCAATGTCAATGCAAGTCATGAGAAGTTTCTGATCCCTGTTATCGCCAAGTGTCCAGAAGTCAGTATTGGCAATTTCCGTTGATGCCGGAACTGTGTAGGTTTCACCAGCACCCCAATATTGCACTCCCTTGGTTGTATCATCTGGAAATATGTTGACAACTTGATTCGTACCAGCTTGTCCGATTTGAAGTAAGGCTTCGTGATCCAAGACCTGACTTGCTTGCTGTGCTGTATATACTTTGTCCTTCCAGAATACCTTGTCACCAATCGCATAGATTTTCAAATAGTTGAAGGCTTGTTCAGGTAACTTGGCAAAGAACAATTCATACTGAGTACCTACCAATGTCCAGTGACCAATAGTGAATGCTTCTGCTGCTATTATGGCAGTACTACAAACATATACTGAACCGGCCTGTAATACCATTGCGCCAAGAACATAGGTTTGTGTAGGTGAATAAGCCGAAGCGTTCAAATAGACTGTTTGACCAGCATTGTACGCCTTGGTTTTGTCATGTTGGGTTACCGGTAGAAATGCTTTCGATGTATCGTACTTCAGTCTGAGGTAACTGATACATTCTTCGACTGCTGCCTTCTGAATTGTGTCAAGGATTGTAAGGTTTGAACCAATAACTTGCTGCAAGGTTACATCTTGAATCTGCTTGGCGTAGTCACCGTAAAATAAAAAACTTTCCATTTTCCTATGTTTTGTTTGTAAAGATAAAATTAATCTGTATATCAGGCTTTCCAGTGTCACATATTTTTAGTAAGCATTCTTTGACACGTTCTTCCCAATAATCGGTATGGAATTTCTTACCCCTCTCAGGTAAATGTTGTATTCATTTGCAAAGGCAACCGTTACAAAATATCTCATTGCATCCGAAGCGTGACCAAATTCTTCATACGTCACTTTTGTCACCTTGTTGGTTTTGTGTGACTTCTTCAGTGTACCGTCTGAGTCTTCCAGTGCATATTGATAATCGTAGATACTTTTCCGGCACTTCTCATTGATAAGAATGTCAATATCTACACGACCGGCAAAGCATGAGTTAATGAAACCGGCTGACTGTACAACTGAAGGGTTGGAAGACTGCAACCGTAGTGTCGGGTGATAGCCATGCAAGTATTTCATAATGTCAGTGAAGAAGTTTTCACCCTTTTCCTTGGCAGTGTCTTCTTTCATGGAAGTTCGGTCACCACCTATGAACAATCCTTTGGTAACCGGATAACGAATCATAAATTCATTGCAGACATGATGCCTTCTGTTCTTAGGATCAGGCAAGCAAATTTCATCAATCTGTATTGCAGTCTTCCGGCCTTTTTCGTCACTGTGAATTTGCCAGATCAAACAGGTTAAGTATGGATTCACATTTTCATCCCAAGACAGGAATACCGGCAATTCAGGATCATAACCGATTTTCGTAAGATGAACATTGACATTGAAATCCTTCCAGAACTCACCACCTGTTCTAATTTTACCCCAATTACCCAAACCGTAAACCTGATAGTAGGCATTGTCACTAATCTTGTCCTTTTCAAAATCATCAATTACGTGTTGATCGACAAAACCACCAACTTGCTTTCCGTTCTTCCATCTTCCAACAATGAATACGTTGTATAGGTAGTTTGTCTGCATGATCACTGTGTTTCCTGAAGTGTTCACCCATTTTCCTTCCATGTCTTCAGTAGGAATTTCAATCAGGTCTTCTTGGTCAAAGATGTTCGTTTTGATCCAGTGTTCTTCACTGATAGGGTTGAAGATTCCAATGATCTGTTGACCGGATCGACCACGCAAACGTTTCCTGATTTGTTTCAGGTCTGCTTCATCAAACTGTGAGATTTCTTCAAGGATCACCCTTTTGAATCCAGTGATACCTTTTACCTTTTCCGAATCATCCAATCCTCTGAACCGGACAAATGAGCCGGTCAACTTGCATAGAATAAAATCGGTCTGAATTAAGAAGTATTCAGTCAATCCCCAATCTCCAATGATAGTTTTGAAGTCGGAGTAAATTGAGTCTTTTATATCCACATGGAACTTTCTTAAAACAAGCGTATTCTCCTTGGATAAGGATAACATTTTCTTGACTATCAACTGGACTACTGAGTAGGTTTTCGATGCGGACGAACCACCATAACACCAAATGTAACGGACTTTCAAATCATCAAAGGCTTCTTCCAAGTGCCAGTAAATGTTGTTGAATAATTTCCGGTTAATGTCAATCTTCAGTTCATTTACTTTTTCCATCTGGCTTTTCTTTGACAATGGTTAAGATTTCTTCAACACCTTTCATATATCTGACATGAGCCGATGAAGACCGGAAGGATTGTACGTTCGAGAAGCCGAATGCTTTTGCAATCTGTTCATGGCTTATCTTGCTATCCTTGATGTTTTGGTATTTCATACAGCAAATATAGTATTATTGCTAGTAAATGGGTGTATTATCACAAAACAAAACAGGACTGAAGTTAATCAATCCTGTTTCAATCCTACGTTTATCTGTCAGGGCATACGCCCAATAAAAAGGTTCTATTCATCATCTGATGTGTACCCGATCTTGATAACCGGTGTCTTATTCAGGTTCAGGTCAAAGTCATGCTTGTCCTTCCAATCAGAAGGTTTCCGGTTCTTCAGCCAGAATGCCATTGCACCAATATCACCAGCTACGTGCCTTACAGTGTTCTTAACCATTGCCGGTGTTGGCTTGCCTTGTGCATCCATTTTGATTTCGGTAGTCTGTTCGGTATAGTCATATCCCAATGCTCTTTTCAACAAAGCATTTTCAACCATCATGTCAACAGGTCTTTTCCCTCTTTTAATTGCATCTGCAAAGTCTGGATACTTGTTTTGGTACACGTAGTACTGTGCCCTTGAAACACCTAGCTTTGCTGCTATTTCATTATCATTTAGACCTTCCATTGCATAACCTTCAGCCAGCGTTGGAAAGTTTTCAGTGTACTTAGATTTTGCCATTGTCTTTCTGTTTGCTGCTCTTTTTCCATTCTTTTCTTGCTGATATAGCCATTATGACAGTTCCAATCAGGATAACAACCATGATTATTAACGGTAAAATGTCTTTTGAGTCTGGATAGTGCATGGTTAAATTTTTACTGATCCTACTAATTCCATTCCTTCAGATATGCATAGGCCACCGACTAAAGCATCTTTGGTCTTTTCCACACATTTGCCGGTTGCTTCGTTCCATGCTTCTTTCTGGATTCCTTCAACCAGTTCGTCAAAGGTCATTTCTTCGCCTTCAGCGTTGAAAAATAGTTCGCTCCAATCTTTTGCTGTTTTCATGATGTTTATTTATCCACGTAAAATAATAAATTCTTGCCAAGGTTGCATTTTCTTGGCGTTATCAATTGCTTTGTTAGCTTCCTTCTTGTTCTTGAAAGGTGAAACAAAGTGGAGTGCAAATGCTTCTTGAATTACCTGACCTTCTACATTGCTGAAACTGTCAACCTGAGAATACCTACGGAACACGTAATATGTCTTTCCAAAGGTATCTGCCAGCCATTTCTTTAATTGTTTGTTCATGGCTTAAATGGATAAATGATTCCTTTCTTGTTGCCTTCAGTGTCAATCCATACAGGATTCTTTGACTTGTGTTCTATCCAGCCTTTTGTGTGAGGTTGAACACAGTACCGAAAAGCACGATCGGTCTTACTGTAATGAACATCAATGATCACACCGTTGTGCTGGATAGGTGTGTTCTTTTCGAACCAATCTGCGTATAGAACTTTGTCACCTTTCTTCAGTGGTGAATACGTGATCTTTGCATCAATCAGCCTTTTCAGTACAATTTCTTTCTGAGCAATTTCCTGTAAAATGACAGCAATTTGCTGGTCGATTTGAATTTCTTTTTCGCTTTTCATTTTCCTAAATATTTGTTTGCCAATAGTTCCAATCCCTGCCATGCCTTGCCTTTTTCAATTTGTCCGGTTTCTTCCATGACCTTGAAAGCTGCCTTCAGTGTGTCAATGGTTTGTTTTGGCATAGCTGCTGATCCGGTAATACTTGAAATGGGTTTCCATTCAATTTCTTCAGAGAATCCTTGTTCATCCATTTCCCTGATTGCAGTTTCAACCATAGCATGAACAGCCGATCCAATGTTCTTGATATTGGAAAACTTCTGGTACTTCATGAGGGTTTCAAGGAATAGATTGTATTCTTCGATGGGCGATGCTCCCAAGAAAGCCTTGGATTGCGCCAAGGAAACAAGTTTTTCAAGGTCTTTAATTTGGTGAGGTAACCACATGAATCCAATTTCTTGCCATTCGCATAGCATACTTGGAGAAATGAGTTTGTCCAGCGTTTCAAGCTGTTCCTTCAGTAAGTCCTTGCCAATGTAGGATTCAATCATATCATCTACATCTGTGATCATCTTGGCAAGTTCCATTAAGGTTGACTTGTCACTGAACCCATTGATTGCGTTGTGTGCAATTTGCTTGGCAACGATCTGTGATCTTGTCAGGCCGGAAATGTCTAAAAGGATGATGATTGATTTTAGTCCGGCTACTTTTGCTGCCCTCAATCGGTGATGTCCTGATACCATTTCAACCTTGTCTGTTAACGCACAAAAAGGCAAACTTTCGAGTGCCTGTCTTTTTCCGATATTTTCTGTCAATTGCCTGAACATTTCAGGTGGCATGACCTGTGCATTTACGTCCTGTACCCTGATGTGTTCAATCTCAACCCTTGCAACAATGATGTCACTGCCAAGGTCTGCGATTACTTCGATCCATTCAGGGATTTGTTTCTTTCCTTCTGCCATGTTGATTCACGTTTTAAAAATTCTACTAAGGTTTGCTGTTTTGTCCGTATTTTGATTTCACTAAAATAGGTCAGTTTGTAACCAAGTTTGCCCTTGTCCTTTGCGGTGAGTTTCATCAACCCTCTCATTTCTTTTGACTCAGGATACTTTGTCATTTGGGTAGTCTGTACGCCTTTCACGTGCTTCAGGTTGTAATCCTTGACAACCGATCCAAGTGTTTCCATGTTCACTGCAAGCATGGTCAATAACCGGTTCAGCCTGAGTGTTTCATGCTTTGGAGTTACACCGTACATGATCAAGGCATTGTCCAGCAAGGTTGCTGCCATCGTAAGGTTGAACCCGAACACACCGGCAATGAACCCATCAATGAAGATTCCAATGTTGAACTGTCCACGTGAGCCTACAAAATTGTGTGTCCAAACACT